CCCTCTAATGTCATACCACCTGCAGAGAATCCACGTGCACGGCCACTACGCGGCGAAAACGCCTGTAATGGCAGCATGGAATCTAAGTGGTATCTCATAGGCTTTTTGTAAATAGTTTTTCGTAAAATTCGTATCCAAGATAATCAAACAGTCGACTGTGGTCTTGGAACGTTTTGCAACTAAGAAGGACTCTGTTTACATTTCGCTTTTTCAGCAATTTTTCAGATTCAGTAAATAACTTGTAACCTGTGCGGCCATGTCTGTTTTCTGGCTTAAGATAATACAAATCTTCAATAGCTACTAAACAGTTTTTAAAACGAAGATTAGGCGCAACAAAAAATCCAATGTAACCAATTAATTCGCCGTCTTTGCGGCATGTCATCATCATGTACACACCAGCTTCTTGCATTTTAAAATATCGGTTGTAGTCAGGATTAAACTCTTCACCGTCTCGGTATAGAACGTTTATCTCAGCCATATGAGGCTCTAATAACGTCTTAAATTCCGGCAGAAACTCGATCAGTTTCTCTTCTTGGTAGGTAATTGTCATACCTCTACTAATGCAAAAAAAGGGCGATTTACGCCCTAAAATCAACTAGTTGGGCCATTTATAATTTGTGTGAAATCGTCAGCCCATTGTTGCCATTTGTCATATAAACTGGGATCTGGAACTGGGTATACTGCAAACGTTGGTAAACCACACATTGAAAAAGCCGTGATTTTCCAATCAGCTTCCTCATGGTATGGAACTGGCTCTTCAGCATAATACTGTATTATCCCGCCGTTAAAACCTTCCCATGTGCTATTTTCAGAACTAAACGGAAAAAACTTTTGGATTGTCATGGGCGTTCATCACCATACTCAGAAGTAATTAATAGGCGCCCCATTTCATAATTCCCGTCAAGTTGATTAGATTCAAATTTAAATTGAACTTCACGATATTCAACCCGTAAATCAATCTTTCCTGTTTCTGGGGTAAATACATAAGGTCCAGAATCTTCTTCGTTACCTCTTGCAAATTTACGTCCAGTAATTGTTAAATTTAAATCTCCAGATTGTACAAAGTCTGGCTCAATACGCCGAATGTGCATACGTCTATTGACACCAACTGCGGTGTCGTCAGCTGGGGTTCCGCCCACCCAACTAATATCACAAGTTGTAAAGCTAGAAGTAATTGCTGTTTGATCGGTTAATCCCACATTATTATAACCAAATTCATGCTGGTATATTCCGTAACCGCCGATAACTAAATAAGCACTTGTCCCTAGTAACGGAGTTGCTCCCAAACCTTGAACAGTGATTAACGTGGCTCCAGGCATTCCTATAGTTGAATTAATTATAAAGTCTGAAGTTAATATTAAATATGTAGTGCCACCAGGTACGTTAGATAGTTGAACATAATCACCTGGGCTAAGAGCGGGCGTAACATCTCCAGATATGTAAAATTGATTAGCCGCTGGCGGAGGCTCCCCAGTGGGGGCGCTAATAACAGGATAGGGCTTAGAATACGTTACATTGTAGTTCCAATCTGCCCAAATTGGTGTTGGGAAAACTTCAGTGGTGTAACCACAAGAACGTTGTGACCCTGGTGCGCTACCGGCGTCATACCATATTTTATCTTTTACATTATAAATGATTGCATCGGTGCATTCTGTTGCATCGCCACGGGGATAAAAAAACCAGATTTCATTGTAACGTGGAACTTTGGTGGCCCATACTTTTTGACGCTGTGTGTAATTTAAGTTGTTAAACAACCAGTTTACATTCTTGTCATTTGCAAGTACACTAACATTACCGTTATACTGATAAAAACGGTCCACGCCCATCCAATAAAAATTGCCGTCCATTTCAACCACTGAATTAGAAGACATAATTGAAATCTGGCTAGAAACAATGTCATATCTCCAGTACAGCGGCGCTGTGCCGGTAAACGAGACACGAATTAAACTGTCAGTTGCCCAGAACAATCCTGACGGCGCATTAGTACCGCCTCGAGTTGGCATGCCTTTGACAATTTTACCAGCGGCCATATTTACTTGGTTGGCTGTAGTGCCATTCCAATCTGTAAATGTTTGCTGTCCATATGCAGTTTCTACATGGTTGTTAGAAATAAAACCGTTTGAGCCGTATACAAAAATATATGGATAAAGAACACAAACACCCCCAGATACCTCAATTGGAAGATATGTTGGATTTGTACCGGTAGTATCAGCTAAACCAGTGAAAGTCCAAGATATTGTGTTGCTTGGTAATAAATCACCTACAAGAACTTGTGTTGCAATACTGTTATCAATATTACTTAAATTTAAACCCGGGTGCGCAATTACTTTTAAGTTACCACCTTGAGGTTGATACTGAATATCAAACTGCCAAAGATTGCGCGGATCTTGAACAAAATTAATATTATCAATCCATATATTAGTTGGTGAACCGCTAATTGACGCAGTCATATTAATTACAGTTGAACTACCACCAAAACTAGATGTAGCTACTGTATATTGCACCGGAGACGTTTGACTAAAAATAACTTTTGTACCCGCAGTAAAAACGGTTGTTAAATCAGTTGTTCCAGTGATTGTAAATTGTGCCGCTCCGGTTTTAGCCCCAGTAAATTGTGAGTAACCATTTAGTATGTTTGCAACATATGGTCCACTACCAACACCAAAAGATGTACCGGTAGTAAAAACGTCAATGCCGTCTTGGTTTCCGGTAAAAATATAGTTAACACCGTCATAACTGTTTGATATCATACCGCGAGCTATGCCACGAAATGATCCAAACATTTCGCGATAGCCACCCATTTTCTTTGGCATTCCACGTTGAAAACGACACCATTCTCCGTCTGTGTATTCGCGGGATTGGAATACAGTGCCGTCCCGTTTTATCCCTGCTTGGACAGCCAGGGTGTATATCTGGTTGTATTGTGCTGGGACGTCAGCCATTAAAATGTACCACCGCTAATTAAAGTTGCGTTCAAACGAACTAACGAATTTACAACGGGTGAACCTGAAATAGATTTATCAATTGCCAACATTTGTGTTCCGTTTGCAGAAAATCCTAAAACAGCAGCACCTTGCAGATACATACCGGTGGATGTATCCGAAGTAAACGTGTACGATGGATTAGCGGCTGTACCATTGTTGGCAAAAAATGTTCCGGTTATTGTTTGCGAGATAATAAACAGTTGATTACCATCGCTAAGCACAGTAGAAATAGTGCCAAATGGAACTGTAATAGCCGGGTAAACGCTTCCAGTTACATTAAATGATAATGAATAACCCGAACTACTATCGTTAACAATAATGTAAAGCTGCGTAATAGGTGGCAGTTCAACTGCTAAGTTTGTTGTACGAACACCTGATAGCGCTACATAAGTTTGAATAATTGGAGCAAAATTGGTTAAACTAAGAGTTGGTCCAATAACGCTATCAACGTCATAAGTAGCTGATGTAAATGCTGATGTTACTGGCGCAGCTAGACCAACGGTAATAAAACGCGGAATCCCCGTAGATGTGTCTAGCATGATGGTGCCAGAGTCTCCGGGGTACGTTGTTACACTAGTCTCTCCGTTAATAGTCGCAACACCTTGTGGTTGCAATACTAAGTTACCAGTTCCGTTGTTTCTGAAATTAATAAACCAACCGTTAGACAAAGTACTAGTATTTGGCATTAATAGTGTGCCGTTACCTGCAATCCAATTGTATGTTTTTGTTACGTCGGTGTTGGTGATTACAGGCTGCGTTAGGGTATCAACCACTGTTTGAGCAACTTGTAATTTACCAGCGGCGACAGATAAACCGTTGCCAGCTAATGTATTGGCATCGGCGGCTGATGTACCTGTACCAAATTGTATTTGTTGCCATACGCCACCAACAGTAGTATTATCACTTAAGTAAAAATACCAAGCTTGACCGGGTTGAATTACTTGCGATTGTGAACTGTCGTTATTAAGTACAGTAAATGCGTCAACGCCAGTATTTCTAATTAAACTATCTGCACCTACTGTGCCTTCGTTCGCTGGCGGTAGGAAAACACTAAGGGCAGTTGTAGCTGTAGAAACATCTAAAATACGAGCTAATGTGTAGCCGTTAGCCGGCGTATTTGAGGGCCAGTACAGCTGAGTATTTGAACTGATCGATAAATTTAAATAGCTTACCTGTGTTTGGGTAACTACTGTTCCGGTAAACGGCGATACGTATGTTGGCATTTTTAAGGTTCCTGAACCGTTGTATTTCTATCAACTCGGCGTGTCTTATCTTCTTGTTTCAACGCAGCAAGTGAATCATCGTAATATTGTTTCCAAATAGGAAGCTTGTCTATGGCTTTTAAATAGCCTTGCGCTTGCAATAGGGTACCAAACAACATGGCTTGCGGGCACTCCGCAGTAAATAAGTTTTGCTGATTACTTTGGTCTAATGGTTGTACCAAGCTATAATAAATAATTTCAACTGGATATTCTTGATCTGGTAACGGCGCAAACGCCCAGTTACTGTAATCGTATTCAGCGTAATAAATTGGTATGTTAGGATCTGCTTCACTAGAATATTGTGCAACATAATCCTGTGAGCGTAAAAGCAAAGGCTTACCACCAATTTTCATAGAGATTGTTTTTCTCCAGCGAGTTGGTTTGTTTAGTACGTTTTGCGCTTCTGACAATGTTGTTGCAACAACAACTAATTGTAGTAGCGTTTTTAACTCAGCCGCAATAGCGCTTTCAGCCAAACCAATGAGATGCGGAATCTGAGCGACAAACTGCGCGTCGTCGCGTTCCATGTAATTTATGACATCTGCTACCAGATTGTCATAGGTCATTATGTAGCTCATCGTGTGTAGTATGAATAGTTAGGTTGGAAATAGATCGGTGACTTATCACGATCTTCGTCTTCAAATTCAGTGCGAGCTGTTAGTGCCAATTTTTCTAAATACACTACACGGTCCATATCAATCTGTGGTAATTGCATAGCCAGTTTATGTGATAGGGCTGCTTGGAAATAAGGGATGGCACGATCTGGCATATACAGCTCGTTGGTCAATGAACCGACATCTTGAGGTTGTAATTCCAAAATTGTAGAAAACACTTGGAAGTTATTATTTGGCACAGGCCACAAATACATCTGCGGATCAATCTGACGATCAAACCAATATTGCAAAGATCGCTGACTTGGAAATTGTTTATTAGGCAATGAGAAATAGTCACTACGGTTTAAACGCGCCATTGGGATAACTTGCTGGGACTGCGCAAATTGAATTGAACGCAAAGAAAAGGTAGTTGCCGCATTGCGGTTTTTGAGGCGATAGAAGTAGAACTGCTGGGTCGTGTCAATAGCAAAATACTTCCATTGACGATCAGCTAAAGTAACTTCTTCAAATGACTGCCAAACTTCCCAATTGATTCCGTCATTGCTTATTTCAAAATCTAAATTGTAGGTAGCAAGACCAGCTGGAGCATATGCATTAAAACCAACATAAAATATGCGTGTTTGTTGTGAATAGGCAGCACCAAAATAGTTTTCATTCAAAGTAGAAGTTGCATGCAACCCTAAATCGGAGTTAGTAGATTGGTTGAACAGAATTGGTGAATCAGGATTGGATATCGGAAGAGCCGAGGTAATTGATGGGTTTACAATATAAACCCAGTTTGCCTCTAACACGTCAACGCAGTTAGGCGGCATAGTTAAAATCTGCTGGTTTGTTTGAGCACCTAACACTTCAATTTTTTGTAACCAAATATTAATGCCGCGGTTAGCTGAGTTTTGAAGGATGTAGAAAAGCGCCTGCCTGCCAGCATTGACATACTCAGGCGTGATTTCTTCAGCCGTTTTACCTGCGTCACGATACGCATAAGTAATAAGCTGATCTACGGTAATTTTTGTTTTGTTATAGGTGCCGCTGTAAGCCATGAATTAACGCCCTCTACCGGCTGCTCGTTTAGTTACCTTTTGTGGTAAATTTGGTTTAGCTTTACCAGCCTTAACGAACTCTTTGCCAACTTTTTTAGGAATACCGAGGGTTGATTTACCCTCGGCTGCCGCATACATTGCGCCCAATTGCGCTTTGGATTTGATCGGCATTTTAACCTCTGCGCTTGTTGCGCTGATTTTTGTAAGAATTTGTTGTCAACCAATTCCAAAAATCACCGGCTGGGCTAGTAGCATCTTGTTTAAATTGTTGCATGCCAGCAGCACGTTGTGGAATATCAATGTAGGGCGCGGGTTTGTTTGCATTGCCGTACGGGTCTAAATCTGCAGCCGTTTCTCTTCTAGTTGTTCCATACGGATCTAAGTCTGCAGAAGTCTCGGGTTTAACAGGGGCACTGCGCACAGGACGTGGTGCTGCAGGTTTTGCACCGAGTGTGTCATACGGTAACTCTGCGTAGCTTTTGCCACTTAGTGGGGTAATTCTTTGGTTAGCACTAATTATATCACGATTGTCTGAATACGCCGCCCTATTCGGAATGTAATTTTGTTTAGGTTCTGTATTCATTAAATTAACTCTGTTACCGGCACCCTGATCATCTCTTTTATATGGGGCATTGTTTGGGTATGTATCTTTAGGGGTATTACCCAGTGCCGCGCGCATACGCGCTAAAATAATCGGGTCTGTACGATCGGCGCCACCTAACCATTTAGTTTCTTCATCTGAAAATACGGTGCCGCCGTCAGCATACTTTTTTACTTTTGCTTTGCCACCCTTTTTGTATGGGTTACCCAAAGCGTCCATGCGGCCTTCTGCCATGCCCTTACGAGCGGCGTCACCACGTGAACCAAATACTTCGTAATCTTTTTCTTTAGCTTTTTTGTCGTATTTGCTCATGTTGTCTTGGTAAAACTTACTTTGCGCTTCTGTTGCGCCAGCTTGTTTTACCATTTTACCTTCTGAAAACTTTTTAACTTTTCCACCTTTTTTCATAGCAGCACTTTTGGTGTCAGCTTTAGAAGGGCGCATTTTGGTTTTTACAGTGGCATCTTTGTCTCCAGCTTTTTTATCTTTTTCTGAGACGTTACCACCGTTTTTAAATTTATCTGAGGTGTTGTCACCTTTACCCGCTGCGCTTGAAGCATTCGCTTTAGTCGGAGTAATTTGTTTTACTTTTTTAATATTGTCTTTGTCACCAGATTTTTTCTTAGCTTCATAAACATTATTTACTTCACCGCCGGTTTTAAATTTCTTAACAGTGCCGCATGCTTTTTTAGTACGACCGCCGGTTTTTAATTTTAATTCAGTTTTAGGTGACCCTTTATGTAGGGCACCTTCATGTTGGCGAACACCTTTTTTAACCAAAGCCTTATCCTGGGCTAGGTCGGCTTTCATTTCTTTTTCTTCAGCGTGGCCGCCGTTTTTCATTTTGCCGCCGTAGCACATTGCTTTTACAGAGCCGCCGGTTTTGAACGACTGCATCTTAGGGAGTTTCTTAAAGCCTTCCATGGTATTTCCTCGAGGTTAAATGGGGTTAAAAAGGATGATCAGTCCTTATATCTACTAATGCACAAAATAGGGCTTTTTCGCCCTATATTGCGCTTAAAAACAGGTCACGCTCGCGTTTGCGGCGTTTTTCCAATACAGCCGGTTTGTTCCACATTAGGATGGCATCTGCCGCCCCTTGATAGTCTCCAGCGTTGAGACGGCGAACTACAGTGGAGTTCCTAAAAGCATTGGGTCCAATATTGAAGCAGAGGCTGTATAGGGCGTCAAATTGGGCTTGTGCTAGGGGTACCTTTACCGCACTCTCTACGGCGGCGCTACACCACGCCAAATCGCTTTTAAGCAAATCTTTGACCTCTTGGTCAGATAGTGTTGCGGTAAGTAAATGCTGCTCAGCTGGACGGATTAAATGACCCACACCAATGGTATCTAGTCCTTTAGAGTCTTTGTACGCTTTGTTGCGTTTACCCTCTTCCTTGGTAATAAAATCCAATGTAGATTCAGCAATTGCCATGATGTTTTCTTCAATATGCGTAAATTTGTTGGTCAAGTGAATGATTGCAAAGATACCCAACAACCATAAGAAAATGGCTAATAACCTGTTCATCGTTTTCTCCTTTTTAGGGGATTATAAGCTACTTGGCGTTAAATATGCCAATTTGCTCATTAAGCCATTTTTGTAAGCTAACGAGTTGCTGCGTGGTCATTGCACATTTTTCAATAAATTTAGGGTCGGCGGGGGTGCCATCAGAACTACTGGGGGCTCCGGGAACTGGGCCTGTTTCACCGGTACTGGAGAGGCGCATCCCACCATAAGTGCGCTTGATAAGAGCAATACGATTTTCGTAATCATTTTTTACCTTTTCATTAACCTGCGCGGCTTCTTTGGCCTTTGATTGGTTAATTAAATTTTGTTCGTTAGCCGCAGCTTCGACCTTAGCCACGTAAGCATCGTATTTAAGCGATTCGTACTTTCCGTATCCAAAACCAGCCACGCACATAATACCAAGAAAAATATAAATGTATACATTGATTGGGAGTCCTAACATTATTTATCCTCTAATGAGGTTGTTGTTATAAATCTAAGCACAGCAACAATAATGCCAATAAAAATAAGGCATATGCCATACAAACGAGGGTCAATAAGATTTTGAATATAACTAAAATTGTCATAGACCACTCCTAAAACTACAAGCGCAAATGAGAACCACATGGTCTTGGAGTGCATGGCACCCCGAGTACGGCGTCTCACTTGTCTGCCTTTTGATCTAGCTTGTCCTCAATGCGGTGCAGCGATTTAAGGACTTCGTACCAGCGATCGTTAAAATCTTCTTTGCTAACATAGTTGGTATGCAATTCAGCACGTAGATTAGATAGGTCGTCTTTGAGCTCTTGAACAGCGTTCCAAAGCTCTCTGCAAAACCAGCCGAGAACCGCGCAGACGATAGGGATGAATGTGTTAAATAGGTCTTGTGGGTTCATAGGTTAACTTGAGTCACATAAAGGTTTGAAACAAAATATGCTTGTTTGCCGTTTGGAGAAACTTGTACTCCATATACAACGGATTGTGGCCAAAAAGAATCGGACAACACATTAAACGTTTTAAGATTTGATAGCGCACCAGTACTTTTGTTTCTTAAAAATTGATACAATGTTGCCTCTGGAGGATTATACGGAAAACCTACAGTATTATATGTACTAACATATAGCGCGGATCCGTCCGGAGATATTGTTGCAACACCACCGTATCCAAAATACGGTGCGTAATCAGTTTTGTTAGTAAATGATTTTGTGCTTAATAGTGTTAAAGCGCCGGTTGTTGTATTAACACTATACGTAGCTATTGATGACGAATAAATATTGTATAAAAATAATCCGTCTGGAGATAAACAAAACGCGCTTGCTCCGCTTAAAGCATATGTGAATATTGACGTAAGAACATTTGTTGTTGTGTTTCTAGAATACACATTTATGTTATTTAAACCATCACTGGCGTAAACAAAATTGTTATTTGGTGAAACAACTGCCATCGGGAACGAAGATGTGTTTGCTACGGCACCAATATTTATTGTGCTAATTCCGGTTAGCAAACCTGTGCTAGTGTTCCTGGTATACTGCATTAAATATGGTATTGTACCGCCTGTTGACGAAGAACAGGGCACGTATACGCCGGTACCGTCAGAAGAAATTGCTGGCGTATTGCCAAAATAAAAAGTACCGATCGCAGTGATTGCCGCTGATGCTGGACTTAACGCTGTTAAATTTCCGGTTGTTGTATTTCTGCTATATTGTTTAACTGCCGTTCCAGTTACATCTACAGAGTATAAAAAATCGCTATTGGGGGAAACAACCAAACCGCCGTAGCCTTCTTGTGTTCCGGAAGAACTAGCACTAGCGTATGTTAAAACACCAGTTGTTGTGTTTCGATTAAATTGTGACCCCTGAGTTATTTGCCCCAAGGTTCCGTTTGTTTTGTATCCTTGTGTGTATACTGATTTACCATCTGGGCTAATTGCGGCTTGTCTTCCATAGGCAAAAACTCCGGGTGAGCCCACATTGGTAAAATTTAAATATGAACCGTTAGTAGGTGTATTTATAGGAGTTAAATACCCGCCAATTACTTGAAAAGTTATGACTAATCCAAGATTTATAGCGTAATAAAATTGATAATCCGGGGACGAAGTTAAAAAAACAACTCTGTTGCCAAATCCATAATATGTTACGCCCGGTATTGACGTAAAAAATCCAAATGACGGATCTACAGTCGCCTGGTATGTTCCAGAAATAGTAGAGTTATTATTCTGAACCGAATTAGAAGCATAAACATTATTGCTGTCTGCTGAGTACGCTACTACACCAAGGGTTCCGCTTTGAGTAGATCCCAATGTTAATAACCCTGTAGAAGAATTTCTACCGTAGTTATAAATAGTTCCGGAAGATGAAACAGCTATAAAATTATTATTTGGAGTTAAATTAATTGCTCCGGTGTTACCACTTGTTGTCACTCCTTCAGGAGATAATGGCGTAAGGTCCCCGGTTGTTACATTTCTACTGTATTGTAATAATCCATTGCTGTTATTAGCTGTGCCGTAAGAAGAGCAATATAAATAAAAACCATCTGAAGTTATTTTTGGGTAATATGCTCTAGTATTTGTGGGCGTTGTATAAACATTTGAAAATGTTAAAACGCCGGTGCTTGCATTTATACTGTAGATAAAAATTTTGTTTGTTAAAAAACTTCCAACGTATAAAAATTTACTATCTGAAGAAATTGCCATGTTACTATAATAGGTTGAAGAGGCTCCGCTTACAGATGCTGGACTTAATGGTGTTACAGCTTTGGTGGATGAATTAATACCAAATTGATAAATAGTACTTGTGGTAGAAAAATAAAAACTTATATATGCGTATTTATTATCTGGCGATAATGCTAAAGCAAAATTTGGACTTGATGGGGCTAGCGAATAAAATTGTAATTGTGAAACAACAGTTAAAGCACCCGTTGATGTGTTTCTAGAAAATGAAACTAAATAGTAGTCATCATTGGAATATCCTATTGCTGTTTTATATCCAATTACAAATGCTGCAGTTCCATCTTGACTTACAAATAGCGAAGAATAGGCTCTAAGCCCATTTCCAAGTACGGTTAAATCCCCCTGATTGTACATAGGTACATTGGAAAAACCGGATAGGTTTTGACCGTATCCAGCTGACGATGCAGAGGCTCTTGTAGAAAGTAACGGCATAATTAAGCGTACTGACTTTGGGCTGCTAAAATAGTAAACGTTGCCGCAGCAGTTTTAATTACCGTAAATGTATAAACATCTGTACTGGAAGCATCTCCTGATATCGGTGCGCTGCCTCCTAACCATATAGGCGTTACGGGTGACCCGTCAACGGTAAATGATGTTGGATAATATGGTGTGCCGCCTTGTTTAGACAGTAAAACAAAAGTCATTGCATCGCCAGTTGCAAGCGCAGTATTTAAAGATGTACCTGAAGAGAACGCAAAGTTAATAGTCCAGTTTGTTGTTGCATTTGATGTGTAGTACGTTACTGCGCCACTGGCAGCATATAAGTTTACAGTTGAAGGAGTCGGTGTTCCAATAATATTAGCTGGCTCTGCTGCGTTTGTAAGTTTTTCAGCAACAACAGAAGACGAGCCAACAAAGGATTGTGTGCCAGTCCAGGTGTTGTTAGCGGATAGAGATACAGAGCTTCCAGCGGCCCATGTCGGTACACCAGCAGCTAAAGTTAATACGTATCCGTTTGTTCCTGGGGCTAATAAAGTTGTTGTGCCTGCAGAAGTTTGATATGGCACAGAGCCAGTTGTTCCACCAGCTAAGTTTGTAGCTGATCCAACAGAAAGGCTTGAGCCGCTTGTCCACACGGGCGCGGAGGCGCCAGTGGAAATAAGAAACTGACCAGCGCTACCGGTTGAGAGGAATGCTGTCGTGCCTACGGCTGATTGGTACGGGAGTGTGCCAGCAGAACCGCCGGCTAAGTTTGTTGCTGTTGTGGCTGTGCCTGCTGCTGCCCATGACGGTACACCAGAAGCCATTGTGAGAACAAAGCCGTTTGATCCTGGAGCCAACAGTGTGGTTGCACCAGCGGATGTTTGATACGGTACTGCGCCAGTTACGCCGCCAGCGATGTTGGTTGCTGTTGTGGCTGCACCAACAGATAGTGTGCTTTGTGCTACATATTGTGGGCCTGCAACACCGGCGGTTAATACGTTGTTAGTTGTGCCTAATGCTAAGAAAGTAGTTGCACCTGCACCAGTTTGGTAGGGAATTGATCCTAATACACCGCCAGATAAATCTATAGCAGTTGAGGCTGTACCAACAGTAATGGTCGATGGGGTGGCCCAAGATGGTGCGGATGTGCCGTTAGCTATCAGCAATTGACCCGCTGTACCTGCAGCTACAAAAGCTGTAGTGTCTAGTGCGCTTTGGTAAGCAATTCTACCCGCAGCTCCGCCAGCAAGATTAGTTGCTAATGTGGCGGTTCCCGATGTTGCCCATGTTGGCAAACCACCAGAAATTGTCAATACTTGACCCGCGGTACCAGCGGCCACAAATGTGGTCGTTCCTGCAGCAGATTGATAGGGAATTGAGCCTGTTGCTCCCGAGGCAACGTTAGTTGCCGTGCCGACAACAACAGAAGCTGGGTTTACGTATTCCGGTGCACTTGCTCCGGCTCTTAGTAAATAGTTTGTTACGCCTAACGATAAAAATGTTGTGGTACTTACACCCGATTGGTACACAATAGCACCGGCTGAACCGCCGGTAAGTGCTGAGGCGCTACCAGCTTGTGTTGCTAAAATTTGAACAACGCCTGCGTAGTCTTTATAAAAAAGTTTACCGTCACGATAGTTAATAGCAAGCTCACCAAACGCTAGATTACCTGCGCTTGGTGTAGCTGTTGCAGTTGCACTGTTATAAAGCTGAATCGGGGTGTAATTAGTCTGTGCCATTTTCTATTTTTTTATAATACTCAAGGTTATCGATTAACCGTTGGTTGGTAGGATCTAAATCAACTGCCATTTGTCCTTGTTCTATAGCGTCTTTTTTAAATCCTAAATGGTAGGATGCTATGGCTTTTAGGTCATGTGGCTGAGATCCCCATACTTCCGGATTCATTGTGTACACTAATTGTTTGTCTTTAATTTTAAGTGCGTTGCTTGCTGCTGCGTAGCACTCTTCCCAAAGGTGTTTTTTATAGCATGATGATGCTAAATCACACCACGGTTCCCGTGTATTAGGTGCTTCTGCACAAGCTCTACGGTACCAAACTAAACCATCCCAGCCTTTTTCTTCATAGGATTTACCTAAAAGGCGCATTGCATAGCAACGCTCATTTTCCCATGTAGCTTCTGGCATGGCTAAATATTTATTTAATGCTGTAATTGCATCGTCCCAACGAAGATTAAATGTCAATTCCCTTGCGTAATAAAACGCGTTACGCGGGCACTTAGGATCTTCATCAACTGCTACTTGCAGCAAGTCCATATATTGCCCACGTGATTTTGTCGGATCTGGCTTGTGTACTGCCAACAACATATCCGTATGGGCATAAACTTCATTTGTTCTTACATCTGGCATTGGATATTCATGGCACGGATGATGCCAACGATATCCCTTGCGGGCGTGAATCTTTTCGTAATAGAACGCAATTCCTGCACCCCAATCAAATTTATAGCGAAGGCGAGTAGTGTCTTCTTTCCAAACACGTTCAATCTCTTCGCGCCAACCGGGCTGTAACTCTTCGTCTAAATCTAGGCTTATACATACATCAATGTCAGCTGGTACCAATGTTAGTGCAGTATCCCTAGCCATGTCAAATCGCCAAGGTGTTACACAAATCTCGTATACTTGCGCACCGCACTCTTTAGCTAATTCCACGGTATTGTCCGTGGATCCTGTATCAGCGATTAAAATTACATCTGCGTCTTTTGCTGAATCGCAAAAGCGTTTAACAAACATCGATTCGTTTTTACTAATTGCATATACCGCAATTTTCATTGTCATTACTCCAGTTAATAGTGGCTGTAGATGTTTCTTTGTCAATTGTCATAATACCATAACAACTAACATTCCAATCCTCACTATTGGGTTCTTTTTTACTAGTTGAGGGAACATTTAATACAAAATGTTTAAATAAAAACTCTTTGCCATTTTCAAACACGCGCCATGCGTGATCGCGTGTTCCGCGCCCGGGAGAGCCCCGGGACTTGTTAAATCGAATTAAATACTTGTTCATTACACCACCACAGGGGCTTCCTGAGCAGCTGGGGCTGCTTGCATTACGGACACATTAAAATGTACAAACTTAATTGGATTGTCAGAGCCGTTTCGTGTAAATGAATGAGGTAACCAAGAACTAGTAAAAATAAACATTCCGGGTTGTGGTTTTATAAAAATAGAGTTACTTGCCTCTGTTACTTGTGCCATGTCTTTTTCTGGCAAACTAGCAATAATTTTACCGGGTCTTGGGTCATGCAACTGAACCATGCATCCTTCTTCAGTTGCATCTAAAAAATAAAATCCGGAAAGTTGAACACCGTGTGGGTGCACATGTTGCTCCATACTAGAGTATTTCCGATGTTCTTGAGCCCACAATTCAGACACAAAAGTGTTAAACAGGTTCATGTTGTAACCTTGACTATCAAGAATCTCCCATGAACACTGAGCAATAAACTGTTCAAATGCTTTAGTTTTTTCTTTGCCGCTTAATGTTGTTGACATTGTAGCTGGATAGATTTCGTTTTGCGCTGTGTTTTTTCTACTTTCTTCTATGGCATCATTCGATGCAGCCTTAACATCTTCCAAAAATTCTGGTTTGTTTATTGTGTAAACAATTGTTGAAAAACTGGCAAAAGGCTCCAATACGTCCTTTTTTACTTCTTCCATTTTGCTTCCTAAATATTAGTTTTTGAATCTTTTATTGTACCACAAAAATCCTATTGCGCCTTCCAAGGTAAACCAGCAACATCTTTTTCGGGTGGATTTTTAATACGATTGATTATAAAATCTAACGTATGTTCAATCATTTCTTTTTGCTGTGCGCTTAATTTTGAATCGACCCACGCTGTTACAATTTCAGGAGTTAAATCATTGTATGGAATTGGTGTCCCAACTGGGGAATCTAATTCAACACTACATAATTTTTTAGCTTGATAATTACCGTCGGTTTTGCTTGCTGTAAACTCTACTCCTTTTACAATTCCAGTTGATTCCGCGCTAATTAAATTTTCAATTGTGTATGTTACTGACATATTAATTTTCCTGTATTAAATCTTTTTTTCAAGTATTTCAACTCTGGTTTTTAGTTCTTTTACTGCTTCAACTAATACTGCGACCATGTTATCATACTTAACTGTTTTGTACCCGTCGCCTTCTAATGTCACTAACTCAGGGAATATTGCTTCCACTTCCTGAGCAATAACACCAAGCGCTGGGGCACCGCATTTTTTCCAATTGAAGGAAACACCACGAATTTCAGCTGTTTTCTTTAGTGCACAGCCAATTGGTTTAATATTGTTTTTTAAATTAATATCAGAAGGCGCACCAGCACTATAGGTAATTTCTTTAGTGCAAGCATTGTATCCAAGATAAGTTGCGCCTGTTATGTTTCTTACATTCTTTACGTAAAAACCGCAGCAAGCTGCATTTAAGTTATAACCTAAAATAATAGTATTGGACGAACACGCACGTGAGCATTTTCCAATAACAACTGAGTTAGTTGCTGAAAAAGACATTTGCGCGCCAGCGCCAATAACAACACTGTTAACGCCGGGGGCAAATGCAGCATAACCTATTGCAACTGAATTTGAACCATATACGCCGCCTCCGTTACCTACCACAGTACCAGTACCTGCGTAAAGCGATATATTTTTTCCAATTGCTACTCCATTGGAACAAGCATAAGCTCCGTATCCGATAACAATACTGTTTAAAGAAGCGTTTGCAAATCTACCAATGGCTATTGAACAAGCACCACCGGCGGTTGAGCAAGCTCCAATTGCCACAGTACTACAAGCACTCGGATTGGAATTATAACCAAGTGCTGTTTTGTTTAAGCTTCCTGCTCCTGCAGCGCAGGTTTTACCATATACCGTGCCTGCTACAGTTGGTGTTGCGGGACTTCCACCACCGCCACCGGCAGCACCGTAAACAATTTCTTTACGGGATGTGCAGTAAAACACTGAGCATGGGGTTGCACCAACGCAAGCAGATGTTTTAGAGCGCAAGCTGTTTATATATACACCGGCCTTGCATAATGTTCCTAATGCAGAACCAATTGCAATTGTGTAGGGTTGTGTTGCAGTTGTGTTATTACCAATAACAGTTGAGTAATTTGCACCTGTACAAACTTTTGACACACTACCGATAGCGGTTGAGCAATTAGCAAAAATAACTCGTGCGGAAGAACCTATAACTACGGGACTGTTAAATGAACAGCAACCTAGTGCTTTACTATTGTAACCCAATATAACACCAAAACCAGCATATTGACTTACTGTAGTACAAGTCCCAATTGTCACCGCGTACGAATTGTTTGCAACAGCAAGTTGCCCAATTGCGACTGATCTACCACTTGCACCTGCTCGGTCACCAATTGCAACTGAGAAGTCACCGTTAACTGAAATACAACGGCCAATTCCAATCATACCACATGCACCGCCGGTGTTAATACTAGCACCAATTGCAAGGGTTTTACTACCCGAATTGCTTAATTGATAACCAAACGACATTGGGCCTGTTGTATTTGCAGGTGTTCTAGCATAAACGCCGC